GCAACTAAAGTTCCTATCACTAATGGATAGAATACAAAATTTGCAAATGACATAATTGCTATTAGAAAAGTCATACCCTTACTATAATGTCTCCGTCGTCGTCATCTTCTTCTATTTCAGTTGTTCCCTCTTCTTCTCTTAATGTTTCAATACGATCTTGCATTGATTTATATAATGGATCTTGAGGATCTTGTTTAAAAGATACACCCATCAATTCCTCACCAGGCTTAACATCAACCATTTCTGGATGAACTGGTTTAGTTACTGTCTTAGTATACACTCCATTAATATCATTACTCTCCATAGGTTGTGTCATTAATCCCCATCCTCTTGCCATTGTGCGTATTGCCCACACTAAAAGTATGAACCATGATAACGTAAAAAGTAAATCTGTGATCGGATTCATTCTTCTTCCTCTGATGGATGAGTAAAAATGAAAATCCAAGTAAAAGCCATTACTATAATAGCAAGAGTTCTTATGGAACTCCACGACGTGTCTATATGTCCTCCACCTGGTAGATTCATCTTCCTGGTATATACCTCTGTGCTTTCTGTGCTGTATCCTGTACCATTGGCATAATATCACTCTCCACTTTATCTATAATATCATCTATTACATTAACATCCAAATCCAAAAAGGGTGGAATGATACCTAGTATTCTAAGTAATCCATCTACAAACAATGCAAGACAAGTAAATCCAAGAATCATACTGATGATAGTTGCAGTCCTATTATGCTTACGCATAGACTCTTCATCAATAAGTCGTGCTTCTTCCAGAGCAGCAGCAATCATTGCATCTACTTCTGCCTTGGTATAGAAGTCTCCAATGATCGGAATATCATGTCTATCTGGTGACATTAATTAAAAATAGATATACATTATCTATTATATCACATCATCTCATATTTGTGGTGAAATGGTCGTTTGCCCATTTTCTCTTGTTGTTTTCTATCCTCCTCGTAAAGTTTCTTCATCATCTCTTGTTTTTTCTCAATATCATCTAGTTTCTTCTGAACTTCTTTCAGTTCGGATTGGATCTTATCCATTTAGTTGTAAAATTCTTCTCTCAAACCGCCCTGCCGAAAAGTACACAAGCAAGTTGTAGATTTGAGTATTAAATATTTATCTTATTTCAAAGTTCAACTTACGAACTTTTCTCTTACGTCTTTCTTCTTGCCACATTAAATCCTGTTCGGTAAGACCTTCAGTTTTTCTTTTTGATACATTAGAATTCAACATAACAACATTGGACATGTCACGTGCAGCTATATTATTATCTCTCACAGTTGTCATATTGGGACAACCACAAGAATATGTTTTTCCAGGATGTCCTTCCAATTCCTTTCCACAAGAACGACATCTAACTCTTACTCTTTCCATTCCTTTGTTCAATCAAATATTCTACAGTATTTGCAATATCTCCCATCGCCATACGAAGATCAGGTTGTGATCCAGTCTCTTGTATTGAAGAAGGTCCCATATAATCACTAAGTGACCACCTCCACAACTTTAGTTCTTTGGAATACCAAAGTTGTATTCTCATAAAAGTTATGTTTCTACTATGTATAAAATCATAAAGATTCAACTTCTAATACATGTTGTTCTCTTTAAATCTTTTCAAATCTCTTACCCATTCCTTTCTACCACAATATCCATCAGCATCTGCCATATCATTATGATGATAACCGAGATGTGTTGTCTCAATAAACACTGCCATTCCTATCATAAGCATTGGTAGTATCCATAAAGGATGTCCAAAGACTTCACAGAATTCTCTGTAATAATCATCTCTTTTCATGTACCTTCCCAATAAAAAAGGGAGCATTGCTGCTCCCTTCTAATTATATCACAGACTGAATCAGAAAGTGAACTTAGCACCGATTTTGGCACTCCAATTGATTTCGTCATCGCCATTGGAAGCTTCAGCAGAGATTCCAGCGAGTTCGCCGTAAATTCCAAGATCTTCAGTGGCAGCAACGCTAACACCAACTTTACCAGAGATTTCACTCTCAGATCCGTCAGTTCCGTCTACAGCAACGAAAGAAGGACCAATTTGTGCATAGAAGTCAGCAGTTTCGCTGATAGCACCTTCATAACCGACGTGAAGATCTGTGGTAGCACCACTATACTCGCCATCAGGATAACCGATATTGCTCTCTACATTCACGTAAGGACCAGCAAAAGCTGCGCCAGCGAGTAGGAACGGAGATGCTGCAACTGCAGCGATTGTTGATTTGATTGACATGATTGTTTCTTTTATGTCTCGCAAGGATAATAAAAAAACCCTGCGGATGTTAGACTACCCCGACATGGGAGTCTTTTTGTACATCTACGCAAGGGTACGATCTTTCGGGCCTTTCGTTATGTAAAGTTATTTATATAACTGTCACACTGTTGATGTGCCAGTTGAAGTATAATATGATGATTTACCCTATTCGTCAAGGGGGGTTGTGCCAGTTGATGTAGTGGTTACCGTATCTCTTTCAATCTGCTCTTCTAATTTTGCTCTAGCAGCTCTTACTCCTGCCAATCTTTCTTCTAGAGTATCTTCCCAACGATTATACATTTTAAGTTTCCATGTACGACGTTGTTCTGAACTCATTTTATTCTTGCAAAACATGACTATTAATATAACTTTACATAATTTATTTAGTATCCAATAATCCTTTCTGCTATTCCTGCTGCATGTTTGTTTGCATCACAAAGCTTTTGTTTCCAAATCATCTCATCCAAAGTGACATGACGTTTTAACTTTATTTTACAACAAATCACTGTAAGTTTCAACCTATAATCTCTGCTTAGCATTCTATACCTAACTCTAATATAATTTATACACCACATATAGTACATAAGTATCTTGACCTAATCATGATAATATTTCTTGCTAAATAGATGTATTAAACATTTATACCATATACATGAAAAGAGTTATTTTACTGTTTGGTATGTTATTAATGACTGCACCTATAGCACGTGCCGATTTAACACACCGCATGACGAGTTCAACTCAATTGGTGGTCAATGGAGCTTATACTGATGCCAGCCGTGTAGGTAGTACCTATACAGTATCTGGATCTAATATTAAAGTAACAGATGCTGGCCACTTTGGAAAGATGACTGCTGCTACTGCTACTGCTGCTGCAGCACAAGATGTTGGTGAATACGACATAAACACTGCGGGCTCGGCTTTCAGCTTTAGCGAGTCTTGGACTCAAGGAGACGCTGTAAATACTATCGGTAGTGGTGTTGACGTTACTGCGGGTGTCGTCGCAGACATGCCAGCATTTGGTAATACTTTGTCGATGAGTGGTGGTGTCGCAGGTACTCTTGCAGGTACTATTACCTCGGCAGGTGTGACGACTCTAGTAGCAGGTGGGGCTGGAACTTCGGCTACTGGCCAATTCGTTACTGAAATAGTAATCGACTAATGCTAAATGAAACGGATACATGTAATTGCTGCAAGTGTGATGATTGCACTCATACCTCAGGATGTGAGTGCTGTTCCAGTTGTGCCCAACTTCACCCAGGGCTCGATGACCAGCCATACAGAGACAACTAGCACAGTAACGGAGACGATAAATTCAATTGATTATAACACAGGATACCAATATGTAGTTACTGGCACGAATATTTCTCACGACGGAAATACAATATCAGCACCATCTACTACTGCTGGAACTAATACTATAGAGGGAGTGACTTCAACATGGACCGGGATGAATCTATCCAACAAACCCAACTTTACAATAACGAATCCTGGAGCAGCCTTCCAATTCACCGAACATTACAGCGGACCAGGGATGGCCACACAAACAATAATTCAGCGCACCAGTACCATAACGTCCGTCACAGATACAACAAGTACCTTCACGCAATAGCGGCAACTGCTGTAAGTGCTATAACATGTTCACCAGTTATGGCAGCAGATGTAGGTGGAGTTAGTGCGACTGCCAATCCAATTGCGAACTCCTCTGGCTCGGTAACCAATCAAGCCATACAGGTGCTCCAAGGTCCGTACATAACTAATACCTACGGCAATCAGATTAGTTGTCAAGGTCCTACCATGAATCTGACGCCCTATGCAAATGGAGCAATTTCATTTAAGAGACCATATGAATCTCACTATGATGATCCTGTATACAACATTCATGATGCTGACGACGACGGACAGATAGACAATCCAGGAGATATTCTATATTATATGCCTACAAGAACAGGACAGAAAGATTCATATAATGTATCACTAGGACTCTCTGCTACATGGTCCAAACCATTAGATAAAGAACTACAAATACTATGTAAGAAAGCAGCAAATACCCAAATAGGATTACAACAACAACTAACTGCTAATAAAAGATTAGACTTTGAGATCGCAAGACTTAAGAACTGTGGTGAACTTATGAAAGCTGGAATTATGTTCCACAGAAAATCACCATACTATGCTGTATGTGCTGATGTGGTGTTAGTAAATCCACCTGGAGTAGTACCATCCCATATTCACAAAATAAATCAACCTAAGAGTTCTTCTGATTCCTCTTCGCAAAATTTATCGCCAGTAGTCCCTTCTTCACCCGATAATCATTCGTCTTCAACTCAGCCTGAGTCGGACGATAAGGGGTTTTTCCAAGGAGTTTTTGGACTTTTCCAAAAACCTGCTTCACCAGAGGTTTCACAACCTTCAGGAGCAGATCTGCTAGGGGTTTTGCAAGTAGGGCAGATGTCGTCGCCACCACAGCAATCCCTCCCGTCGTCGCCGCAACCTGAGCAGAAGGAAGATACTGCTCAATAACACCAATATCCTCATACAAAATAACACAAGTTGTTCCATCATCACTTAATTTAAATCCAGAAACTTTTTCTGTTTGATTCTGTGCAACATCTCCTATTCTAGGGGAATTAGGTCCTGGACATTCTACATCCTTCTTTGTATTTGTTTTAGAAGTATCAGGTGCTGAAGGAGTTTCTGGTGGATCTGGTGGAGGAGCAACAGGTGGAGGTGGTGTTTCTCTAGTAATTATTAATTGTTCTGGTTCATAATTCATCGCATCATATGATGGATATTGACCACTAGGACAAAATGTTTGTACCGACTTACCATCATCACCTACCAAATTAGGTAATTTTTGAGACTTCCTATTCTCTTCTGGATGTGTTTCCACACAACCAGGGATATCTACAATTGGAAACCCTAGATAATTCGTTATTGGATTAAAATTAGGAACATAAGGTTGCTGTATCATCCAAGGGCGCACATAAGAAACACCAGTATCCCTTATACTAATAACAGGAATATTATGAATTGGATCCATTATTTGGATAGAATTTCTTTACGATAATCATTTACTTTCTTCGTCTCTCCAACTACAGGTCCAGTTTGTTTAGGCCATGCTTCAAGTAATGATGACCGAACTTCTTCTCTAACGATTAATCTAAGTTCGGTTGCTTCTGCTTTTATTCTCTTTTCAGGTCCACCAGTAGCATGATCAATGGCAACATTACCACCAACCACAGTACCAGTACCTACAACAGCTACTGCACTACCATAAGTTGCAATCTTTTGTAAGTCCACTTACTTTTTCTTAGCAGTACACTTATACAGTTTAGCACATATAGCAGCTACTACAATAACCCCAATAACAATACCCGCATCACGCAAATTATTATTTTCTGGTTCTGGTGCAATAATAGGTGCTGCTTCTTGCACCTCTTCAATTGTTTTTGTTGCTTCTTTTAATAAGTCTTCCATTAATTTACTCCACTAGTGTACCAAATGATCTACGGATTTCACGAAGTGCCTCAAGGTTCATATCCTTGGTTCCTCCATCATACGCATGAGCATATCCCTCTTTGATCATTTGTTCATTGAGAGAAACTGTCTCCTCATTTATATATAACCATCCCAAAAGTCTACCGTACTTACCCTGACCACCTACCAATTCAGTTCTGATAGTAAGTTCATCTCCATCACCTGCAATAGTATCTTCTAACTTTTTCTTCAACCAATTAGTAGCATCTATTCCCAATGCCTTCTCTTCGAGGTCTCTGGTTCTCTTCTCTGGCGTATCAACTCCTGCAATTCTAACTCTTTCTTTCTTGAATAAATCAAAACCGAGATCAATGGTGACATCAATAGTATCCCCGTCAAGAACACGATTAATCTCCGTTACTCGAAAGTTGTAGCAGCTCTTCCTGCTCGGTGGGGTCATCGCACCCATGTTCCATGTCCTCGTATTCTAGTAGTGAAGTATTTATAGAATCTTCTACTGAAGTACGACCTTGCTTTGACTTCCATTCTCTCATATCCTGTATCCATTGACCAGGACTAGGTATTGCTTCTGCCTTTGGCGCAAAATAACCTGCACCAACAATGGTACAGGCTATAACTCCCAAAAGACTAACAGAAGCAACTACCTTCTCATTAGCACGAACACGTTGAGTCAATTCTTTCACATGACCCATCATATGTTCAACTTTAGCTTCCAGAATTGCTATCTTCGTTTCTTGGCTGTGTTCCGTCATCATTCATTTCAAGATATGCCATACGCATTATATAGTAAATAGACCAAGAAACACCACCAACAAGAATGCCAATCATAATATTAACACTCTGAACAACTTCTTGCATTAGGATACGTGAATGACTCCTTTCATACCAGCACCAGCATGAGGTTCACATTGAAACTCATAGTCTCCTGGATTATCAAAAGTAACATTGAAACTCTCTCCACCCACAAACGCAAGGTCTGGGTGTGATAGTTCTGGATGATCTGCTACCACAAAGTTATGTGGTGGTAAATCTCCATTGACTATTGTAACTGATTCTCCTGCAGAGATTGTTATCTCATTAGGTTCAAAGACTAAGTTGCCTCCAGATCCCATCTGGATTTCTGCGGCATATGCCATCGATGGCATAAAGATCACCGCTGCAGATATTAACATAATCCACAACGTTCTTATAAATGTTGTCATAAGGTTGTACAAAATAGTGACCCTTCATTCTGTATGCAGTCTATCGCATTTGGGTGACTATGTAAATATTCTACGTCTTGTACTGCTTGATTTCTTGCTGAGAAAGCATCTTCTGCGTATTCGCAAATCTCTTGATGATGCCTTGTTTGGTCCATATACTGGACTGTGTAATGAGACACGATTACTAGCCGTGGGCTCGCATAAATTTCAATTATATTTAGATTACTTATAGGTAATATTAACTATTTTTATGTTGACTCAAGAACATAGTTAGGAGTTCAACAATTACTTCTTCCAGCCACCTGCTTTGACCCAGTTATTATGGTGTGGGTTGTCCCAGTTGTCACCAATTTCATAGCTAGGCATGATTGCTTCTTGGATGTATCTACGATTCTCTTTTATCATCTGTAGTTGCTCTGTGTAATCTTCAGTCTCAAGACTATAGACTCTAGATTCCAATTGTGCAGCAAACCACACAGCACCACCTAACTGAACTGCTAGGAATGAGATAACTGCGAATGGGATCTTAAGATCCTTCATAATAGTATTGCCCCAATCACAAATCCCTTAGCAAATGAGATAACAACTACTTGATAATCAGTCCATCCAAACTTATCTTGACACTTTTTAATGATTGACTTATCCCATTCAACTACTTTGTCGAATGCTCCTTTTATCTTACCCATTTTTTATATTGAATTAGTATCTATATTTAGACTTAACAATCTGCAAAACTTCTAGACATTGAACCACCTATCTCTGCTCCTTGATCCATACCTATCATCGTAGCAGCACCAGCAAGCACCCAACCCACATAAGGAATAGAGGCGACACCAGTAGTAGCAACAGAGGCACCGACTGCACCACCGACCATCCTACCTGTTCCTTCTCCACTACCTTCTGCTTTAATACATGCGACCTCTTTGTCGCTAAGGGACTTTCCCACTGGTCCACTCTCCAAGTGCTGAGACCCATCCATCGTGTAGAGTTCTCTCGTTTGAATCTTCGTTTTACCCAATCCCAAAAACCCACTAGGACGATTAACATCCTTTGTGACCTCCATTACTAGAGGATCATTTGCACGATAATTAATTGTATATCCTTCCTCACTAGCACTTACCTGATAAGACGTATAAGGTCCAACAGGTAAATTAACCATAGGCATTTTAGAACGATTGGCAAGCATCCCAATCATACCGATATGTGAGATACCTACCACTGCTCCTAAACTAATTCCAATCCACTTATTCATAATCTATCTCCTCATATTATGCAGTAGGTTCTTTAGGTGGATCATTCTTTGGATCAATACTTCTAGGAATATCAGCAGCAATAATCTTTAATGGAAGTTGTTCAATTCTAATTGTCTGAACTGTTCCACCACCAGCACCACCATTAGCAGCAGCCTTAGCAGCAGCATCCATCTTCATGGTTCCATCACCTTTCTTAGATGCTGTCTGAATTCCAAAGCTAGCCAAAACCCCAGTGAAAACTGAGGCTATAAATGTCGGATCGATCTTTTGTTGCGGTACACCTGGAATCGCCACATAATTAAGAGTCAATATTCCACCCGACCACACAAGAACACCCATGCGTACAAATGTACTAATGATTGCTGCTTGTTCTGAGGCATCCGGAAGAATAGCATCTTTAAGTTTTCCTAAAGCACCTTTAGACTTTTCTTCTTTCTTCTCTTCTTCCTTAACTTCGTCTGACATTTAACTAAAAGTTACTACTCTTATATAGTACCTTAGAATGTTGGAGTTGAAGGAGAAATAGAAGGACCAGAAAGACCAGAAGCCTGTGGTGATGGTGATAGATCATTGGCACCGTCAGGAAGTCCACCCTCTAGAGATGGGACAGATGCACCACCTAAACCACCACCAAGACCGCCAAGACCTCCAAGAACTGCTTCAAGAGCTTGAGACTTAACGTTATCAATGATTGCACCTCTATTGACATATACATATAACCCACTGCCAACAACGGCAAGAGATACAACAGCAGACGACACAGCAAGTACATTAACTATTTTTTGCATTTTATTTTTACAAGTGAGTCTATTTAGTTTTATTATAATACGTTTCGTAATATTTGACAAGCCCTGAAGTGGTTTTAAATTTACAACACCAATCATCAGCACATTCGTAAATAGATCGAATTCCATTACCATTCAAACTACCAAATTTCTTAAGAAGAATTGCTAAAGTTTCTTGTCTCAAGTTTAATTCACTTTCAGTCATCCATATCCTCTAATTGCCCATTTATATATTCCATTGAAAAAATATCATGATCATCCTTCTCAGGATCTAACCATTCAGAAAATTCTTGTACAATAGAAAAAGCATCTTCTTCACACTGATTCTCAGTCAATATTTCTATTCTATTAATTGCCCAATCACGTGATTGTCTGAGAGTTTCCTCTAAAGTTACCATAGTCCTTTCGCATATAACGACCTAGAATATTGCTATTATAGTATGCTGGAGTTCCATCGTCAAGAGCCTCCATCAATACATTATTTAGAAATAATTGTTTAGTCTCTTCATAGTTTACCTTACCAAGAGTCTTATGTAAACTAATTATTTCTCGTTTAAAGATTGACTTGCCATATTTTTTAACATCGGCTTTAAGATCTGCAGAACTTCCGTAGTATTTTTTCCAGTCACTCTCACTTGTAACTTTTCGCCTCGCACCTCTAGGCTTGCGACGCTGTGTAAAGTATTTTCGTCCGATGTACTTTTTCCCTGTTTGGAGATTAGTAATGCAGTAGACGTAACCGAAGAAATCGCCAATATCAGCAGAAGTAAAAGCTGCACCCTGATATTCCCAGGCATTTTCATATAAATCTTCAACCACTCTGGTCGTTGAGGTGGTTTCCATGCCATAATTTTCATTTTGCTAATTTCTATTTAGATAATAATTCCCAAGTCTCTTTATAATCTTTAACACAATATATATACCCACCCCTTTCTTTTACTGCTTCTGCTAAAGAATAATCATTTCCACCGTTCTCCATCCTATCACCAAAGAAATGTAACTCATCATCCTTATTAAAATCTCTTAATATTTGACTCTTATCACTACCATATGGTCCAATATCAAGACCTGTCTGACCCCCAAGAGCAATAGACAATCCAGGAAATGCACTCTTAAGTCTATGTGCTATATCTTCTCTCTCATTAGTTTCCCTACACCATTCAACATATTCTTGCCGACCAAGAAAAGGATCCTTATCTCTACCTAAAATACTAAAATTAACTCCACCAAGTCTTCTCTCAATATGATTACCATTACGAAGAGGAAATTGACTATAATCTAATTCATCATACAAAAATTTTTCTACATCCAAAGGTAACTCCCATTCAGATCTATACACATTCTTATCACCCTCATATACATCAGAACCAGAGCAGTTATATACTCTATTAGATTGATTGTATATACCAGGTGTAACCTGATCTATAGTCTTCTCTCTGTCACTACCAGTGACTAAATAAACTTCATTCTTAGAAATAAAATCAACAAAGAAAAATAAAAACTCACTGGAAATCTGCTGCCGACTAAGAGTAAGAGTCCCATCAACGTCAAAAATAAATTTTTTCATAACTAACCACCAGCAAATTTATCCCAAGATTGTTCAGCAGATTCAATAATCGATTGTTTCATATCTTCCATATCCCATTCTATTTCATCATCATCTTTCTTTTTATCCTTCTTCTCCTTTTCTGATTTCCCATCCATTGCTTCTAGTTCCTTTTCTATTATGTAGAATAGCAGTATGCATAAAGGAACTCATTCAATTCTATAACACTATGCTTCATAGTTTGAATCCTGCGAAGGTATTTTCTTCGACATCTTGTTTGATTCCACCTACTATATATGACTCTACCTCCGTTTCTTGGGGTGCCACTTGAAGACCTTTAGAAGAGATCCAATGCTCTGTCCAAGGTAGTGGATTATTTTTTGCAGGAATGTCATAAATTGGTTTTAATCCTAACGACTTTATTCTACGATTGGCAATCCATTCAACATACTGATGTAATAATTTATCATTCAAACCAATCATGGATCCATCTTTAAAAAGATACTGTGCCCATGCCTTCTCTTCATCTACACATTTTTTAAATGCTTCAATCAACCAAGGCTCTTCTTCCTTAACAATTTCAACCATCTCAGGATCATCACCTTTCTTCCAATTGTTTAATATATTCTGTGTAATTGCCAAGTGTTGGTTTTCATCTCTGGCAATGAGGGAGATGATCTTTGCAGAACCTTCCATAAGCTTGAGTTCACCGAAAGCAAAACTACAAGCAAAAGAGACATAAAAACGTATTCCTTCCAGTATATTAACATTAGCAACTGCCCGATAAAGTTTTTGTTTAACACGCTTCATCTCATATTCTGATAAATATGAAGTTTTACGATCTTCTTTCCATAAATTACTCTGTCCCCACTCATATGATTCATTAATAAAATCATCATAAGCACCAGTAACACTGGCAGCACGTTCTAATATACGAGGATCTCTAAGAATAGTATCAAATACTGCAGAAGGATCTGAATAGATATTCTTCATAATATAAGTATATGAACGACTATGAATCATCTCCATGAGTTGCCATACATTCATACATGCTTCAAGTTCAGGCAAAGAACAGAATGGAGCAAATGCCATTCCAGGTGCTCTGCCCTGAACACTATCAAGCATCGTTTGATACTTTAGATTACTTGTAAAAATATGTTTCTGTTCTGGACGTAACTGTTGATAATCACCTCTATCTTTTTGTAAGGAAACCTCTTCTGGTCTCCAAAAATATCCTAATTGAGACTTAGTTAAATTCTCAAATGCAGGATACTTATAAGTATCATATCTTTGAATACCTAATGGTCTACCAAAAAACATTGGTTGTTTCTTGGTATCAACCTCTTGAGTATTAAATACCGTCATAGAATCAATATTAGATTGAGCAACTGTCACAAACCTCCTCCTCAGAATTCATAATATCGTCAACTAAAGCATCCAATTTCGTATGACCTTGAATGCCAACTTCTTCTACATTATCATGCCAACCTATTGGATGTGCAGGTTCCTGAATTTCATCAGTCTTGACATCATAAGTGTTTTGATAATAAGAAGTTTTCCAACCATACTTGTATGTAGTCAGTAGGTCTTGTGCCATTACACTAACAGGAACTTCAGAGTTCTCATAATGCTCTGGATTATAGGACCAGTTTCCAGAAA